GGCTCTAGAAACTCAAGATGATAAACAAATTTTAAAATCTATTACTGATACTATTGAAGCTTGCTTAGAAGATAATATCAATGTAAAATCACTAGCTACGTTTGATGTAGAGTATATGTTTACTCAAATTAGAGCTAAGAGTGTTGGTGAAACAACTGATATTATGATATCATGTAAAAATTGTGAAACTAATAATAAAGTAAACATCAAGCTTGATGAGATAAAAATAGAAGTAAATAAAGAAGACCAAACTATTGAATTAAACGACACATTTACTGTAAAAATGCGTTACCCTAAATACGCTTCGATGCTTAATCAAGAAAGTGCGGATACGAGCGTAACTAAAGTATTATATGATCTGGTAATGACTTGTTTAGATGAATTGAGAACTGAAGAAGAAATTATTAAATTTGATGATGAACCGGAAAGCGAAGTTCAAAGTTTTATTGAAAGTCTCACCACGGAACAGTTTGATAAGCTCTTAGCTTTCGTTAATGGACTACCAAGTTTAAAGCATGATGTAGAATTTAAATGCACACATTGTAAAGAAGATAACCAATTAACACTACAAGGATTAGCTGATTTTTTCTAATTAACCTCTCTCATGATAGTTTAACAAGCTTTTATATGACAAACTATCAACTAATACAAAATTTCAAATATTCTTTACATGATATAGAATATATGATACCATGGGAGAGGGAGATATACTTATCAATGTTAAAAGATGATATTGAAAAAGAAAAAGAAGAAATGCAGCGGCAACAAATGCAAAGGTAAATAAATGAGTTCTTTAGCAGCAGTAGTAGATACACTACAAGAACAAAACAGATCAATGGAAACTGTTAAAGATGGTATTCTCACTCTTGTTAAAGAAAGTGAGAATGCACGTGTTGCTTACGAACGAGGGGCTGGAGATAGAGCAGAATCTGCCAGAGAGAAAAGAAAAGAAAGGTCAGCAAGAGTATCCACTCCTAGTACATTTACAGGAGGAGTTAAGAAAGGGCTTGGCCTTTCTGCTTTGGCTGATATGGCTGGTAATCTATTTGCAGGTATGCTTGGCGGAGGTTTAGCAGCTTCTATAGGATTGCTTGCAGGTGGTATTCTTAAGAAAGGTGCTATTGCAGGTCTGGCAGCAGTATTTCTAGGCGATGCAATAGAAAAAGCTTTAAGTTCATTTGGGTTTAACCTTACTGATGAACAACAGTCTAATGTTAATAAAAAAGCAACCAGTGCGCTATACGCATATATGATTGCTTCCTTCGCAACTAAGAATCCTTATGTAAAAGTATTAGCTGCTGTTGGAGGAGCTTTTGGAGAAGAAATTACTGGATGGCTATCGAGAACATTTGGATGGGATAAAAATAGCGGTAAAGTTAATCTACCTGGTGTAGGAGAATTAGATACACTTGACCCTAACGTACAAACAGCAATAGGGTCTGTTACTGCAGCTCTTTCTGGCCTAGTGCTATATGCAGCAAATAAGCTTAGACGATATATTAAATCTCAGCGATCAGCAATAGATAGTGCACTACCCAAAACTGAACCTAAGTTTCAAGGTCCAAGCCCTCAACAAGGCCTTGAAGATGCAACTAAAAGGCCCACTTTAGGGGGAGCTCAAAGAGCTGATACTCCAGCAGGAAACTTGCCTAAAGAAAAATATAAGAGTTTAGTAGCGAGTAGAATCCCCACCCAAGCTCTAATAGATAATGCAGCAGATGCTGTTAAAAAGTCTAGTAATATAATAGACTTTGAACAAGCCAAAAAACAATTTACAGGTGACCCAAGAGTAGCAAATGATAATATTGCGCCAAAACCTCAAAGAGCACCTCTGGTAGCTACCAGAACTGCTGTAACTGATATGGTAGATGGTATTAGGACGGCGTTTGATAGAGACGCTGCATCTACTGTACAGAAAGTAATAGACGCAGCTGAACCAATAGGAAAGTTCGCTTCTAAAGCTCTTATACCGCTAGAAGCATTTTTCATTGCGCGTGATGTGGCTCTTGATAAAGAGATGTTAGAGGCTAGTGGAGTAGTAAAAACTACTATGAATAGGATAGCGCGTGAGCCTGCTAATATAGTCGACTTTTTTGCTAATACTCTTATGGATGCAAATAAAGAATTATTACTTGATCCTCTCAATGAGATATCTAAATTAATTACAGGTCAAGAAATATTTACTAATCATGCCAGGTTAAATTTAAACCAAATGCAAAGAGATCAGCAAATGGCTATTATTGAAGCAGAAAATGCTTACACCGATAGTCTTTTGTCCAATACTGGAGGTCGCAATAATGCTAGACTGACAGCAGCCGGGCCATCAGAAGCTACAGACACTCTTACATCATATGAGCCTGGTCAACAAAGAAGAGGGGCTAGCGCACCTGTCATAATTAACGAAGGTGACAATATTACTAACAATAATGTTTCTGGAGGAGGATCACCGAGACCAGCTCCTAGAAGTGCAATAAACGCTACTGCAACAACTAAGATGCTGGTTAGTGGTGGAAGAAGAGGTTATAACCGTTAAGGTTAATTTAGTCTTCAGCTGCTAGTTTAGCAAAATACGACATTGTGTCATCATCATCCATAGATGAACTTTCTGCCGTAGCTGCAGGCGCCGGCGGTGCTGACGGCATTGCAGGTTCAGGAGCGGCTGTTACCGGAGAACTGTAAGACTCTGTAGTATCTAATGATACCTGCTCGCGAACAGTTCGTGGTACAGACTCTCCAAGGACTAGAGCAAGACGTGACTTAAGTTCGTCATATGTCTTATAGCTTTTTGGATCAGTCCATTCAGTCATTTCATGTTGTTTTTCATAAATGGTTTCTTTTTTCTCATCGTCTCCGGCAAGTAATTCCGAAGCTGACTTAAACGAAGAAGCATCATAGTTTGGATAACCTTCGACCTTACGAATCTTAAGCGTAAAGTCTGCACCTTCCCACATATCAAATGGATTAACCGGAGCTTCATCAGGAAACTGAGGCTGCATGCTATCCATAATCTTGTCAAAGATTTTCTTGCCAAAGCGATAAAGTTTAACTTGACCTTCGTTCTCTGGATTTGCAGGATCTGAAATAACTAGTACGTTTGCAATATATCGTAAGTTACGTTTGCGCTCACGTACAGTACGTTTGGCTTCGTCAGAGCCATCTTCATTCCATAGCTTGCTGTTACTTTCAGCTAATGGATCTGGTTGACCAATAGATGTAAGAGACTTCTCTACATACCATTGACCTGTTGGGCCTTTGAAGAAGTGATCCCAGTACCGAACCCATGGTGTTGGGGCTTCTGCGTCTCCTGGTAGGAAACGGATTACAGCGTAACCATTGCCGGCCTTATCTCGTGTTGGTGTCCAGAAGCGTGGATCTTCTGATTGACGTTGAGATTGCTGACCTGTGTTTTCTTGAGCCTGATTAATCAAGCTATTAAGATCAGTACGATTACGTTTTAGTGCTGCAAAACTCATATATATTTTCCTTGTATGTTACAATATGTTTTAATGTTTATAGTATGAACATTATATATCAGTTTACTCAAAAGGTAAACTGTTTTGTCGAGGCAGAAAATTTAAATTCATTGCTTCTGCCTCCAACTTCGTTTTGATGATCGGTGATATAAACTTTTTTACATCTTCCAATTCAACGTTATTATCTTCACACAACCAGATGATTGCGTCCATATAAGATGATCTATGCGACTTAACAGTCTTTTCAATTAACTTTGCGAATTCGCTTTTTGTTAGAAATTTTTCTTTGTCTTGCATAGTCTTCAGCTGCCATTTCGTTTGTATACTCTCCGCCGATATCAGCATAAAATACTCCTGGAGTTCTTTTAGCTGTACCATCCGGATAGTACGCCATTACTGTACAGCTATGTTTAATTTTACTTTGCTTCTCGGCACCATACCGAAAATCACGATATACACCATCAGTCAGATAGCGCTGAAGATTAAATACGTATGTTTCAGTATCATAATACTGTTTACGCATCGCAGAATCTTTACTATCTTTTTGATGTTTTAAGGCTTTCAACATTTCTTTCTGCTGCTTAAGCCAGTCTTTTACTTTCTTTGGAGAAAGCAAATGTTCATCAGGCAAGTTACGAACCGACTCGTCAATTGACATATGCTTAGCCGGTCCTCTAGCTTCTCTTGCCTTTGCCATACGTTCAACTAATGCGGCTTTTTGTTCAGGTGTTAATACTCGTTTTTTACGTGGTTTTTTAACAGGCTTTACACTGGATGTTTTTGCCAGTTCTTCACGAATCTGATTGAGTTTAGACTTACGAGCCATGATGATCTCCATTCATAATATAATACTATTCTATCACAGTTTTGCTGTAATGTACATAAAAACTTTTTATTAGAAATCAATCAGTTATAATTTTTTTTCGTCATACTCATATAGTTCATATTCACCATCAACTAATTTAGCTCTTACAAACCGCTTTTTGATTAGTGCTACAATTGTAGCTTCAATAACTTCTTCTGTTTCATGACGCGACATGTCGCGACCAAATAAAAAACCGACTATAGCTACACCGCCAAGAAGAAGCCACTGAATAATAGAAAGTGTAGTAAACATATGGTTTCCTTATTTATGAATGACTATTTATACTATGTAAAAGAGATGACATTCGCAACGCGAAAAGAACGAAAACCGCCCTTTAACGTATCAAATGCTACAATTGTTTCTTCATTAATATCACGAACCTTTTTTTGCGTAATAGGTTCATTCTTCTTAGCGTCAGGCAGAACATCTTCAATTAGCGTGCACATCATATCACGCTCTTCACCATTTACTTTCTTAAAGATAACACGACATACGCGTTTCTGCAATTCACTAATCATATATTCACGAGAGCTTGAGTCAATCATTTATAGGGGTCCTTTACTTTATAAGATGGATCAATATTCGGGTTCTGGTTCTTTTTTAATTCTTTCACACCAAGAGTGTGCATAAAAGTAGGATCAGCCATTAGTATATCAATGACCTTTTCCCAATCTTGAATTTTACCTTCTAGATATTGCACACGCCGATCGAGATGTGCAACCTGATAGTCTGACATATTATCTCCTCATTGATGCAGCATCTATTGCTGCTTGTTTGTTATCTTTACGAACTGGCATTAGATTTGATTTGTGTGTAACTACAATACCAGCGATTTCATCACCTGTATAGCGACTACGTTCTTTTGCAAGACCATTGCCTGCTATACGATCACTCGTCATACGAGGACCACAATTATAGTCAGGTAAGTCAGGCCTATAACTTGACTTACCTGAAACAAGTTTATCTAGAAACTTTTGATGTTCGGCTTCCGCCTTTAATAATTTATTTGATTTTCGTTTCGCCTTTTGGCGTTTCCCTACACCATGGACTTGAACTCCTCTAATCATATGCATAGACATTATGCTGCCTCCTTATAATGCTGATCGAATGTGCCATAGATACGTAACTTAACATTACGAATATGGTTACATGGTTTACGTGGTGCTTTTTTACAAGAACAACTAAAACCCTCAGGATGCATGGTGACAGTACCTTTGGCATAAATCCATTCAGTACCGACCATCCAATGGTCCTGAGTATCAATGAGACTAGTACTAAAAATCAATCTGTGTACCTCCTATCAACTGCAGACGCATCCCATACATACTTGTGCATTCTAGGATCACCTACTATAACAACATCACTATCACCAACTTCACTATAGACACGAGCGTCCATATATTTGTGATAGTAGGCAGGACCACCGAAGACCCTGCGGGCTGCCTCATAACGAGCCTCGCTCATACCAACATAGTGTACAGTTCTCATAATAAACTCCTTTCCTCATACGCCCCTAGTATATCCAATCACTTCCGCACGGCCTTATTGACGTTGCCGCTCTAGTTTGATTGAAACTAATATCTCCACGTTTTCACGGCACTGATATTTCACAGGCGAATTATTCTCGCGAGATTGTGTTTTCAGGTGGCCTGCCCTCTGCACGGACGTATGAGGAAAAGAGTCTTTAGACTCAATCCCAATCGTTATCGTAACGAGTTGTTTCGAACATTGTTTCTCCATAATATTCTTTGGCATATTTAGATGCATCAGTCCAGTGATACATGTTAGACTCTTTAGGAATGTCAAGATCTTGTTTCTTACGTGAAACAGGTTTGGCACGAGAGATAACTGATGCAGACTGTTTACGGATCTTAGACATTTTTTTCTTACGCTCAGCGATTTCTTTGATGAGAGCAAGGCGATCAGATTGAGTAGTTGCAGTTTTCATAGTATTCTCCATAATTAATAAAACCATTCTACACTATTAAAAACGGTTTGTACACCTTTTTGTTTTGTTTAAAATCAATCACTTATCATTTTTTTTCTAAAATAAATGCACCTTCTGGTGAAGTCCATGCTGACATTAATTTTAGATACATCATATCGGTCAAAGCTATAACCTGAAATCTATCATCCTTTTCGTTCCATTGACGAATATAAACTACATCGTCATAAAGAAAAACCGAAACGTCATCGTATTTTCCCTTATCGTCTAAGATCGTAATGAGTGTTTCGTCCTCATCAAACTCAACTGTATACATTCCACACCACTGCTATATAGTGAGCATCAAGATGATCTCGATACTCAATTGCTTTATAAAGACAATCAAAGATTTTATCGTTAACCTTTATCATCCCCAATCTTTTCTATCTTCTTCGTTATCATAACCATACGTGTAGGCTTCGATCTCGCCGACAGTCATGTTATCTTTTCCAACACGTTCAGATTGATATGTAGAACCAACATAATAATGAGGATCTTCTGGCCGTCCGTAATAGGCATCTGCACTACCACGATCTTGAGGTGAACCGTGATGAGGAAGCTCATCACCTTTTACGATTACATCTAGATCATACATTATGCTGCCTCCTTGCTTTCAATTGACCAGGTTTCGCTGCCATCAAGGCGAGACATTCTAAGCATTGCAAATTTGTTAGAATCATACAAATCCAAGTAGTAACTACGAGCTTGATCATATTTAAATCCTGAGGCATGCTCTTGCAATTCATAACAGCCATTCTTAAAAATAAAGGCTTCAACTTTCCAATACAACATATTATGCATAGTCATACTCCTTATAATCAACAACGGCAGCTAAATCTTTAACTAGCTGTTTACCATATTGAGTAAACAAAATACCTTGTTCCCACACAAAGTGTTCTACATCTTGAATGTGATAAAAGGTTTCAGTACTAGTCATCCACAAAAGAGCGTTGGTACGATTACCAGCACCAAGCTCGATGATGTCTTTAAGGCGAGCTTCGAACTTTTCGATAGCAACTAATTCAGCTTCTTTTTCAGCTTTAGTATTTTCTTCGAGCTTCGCACAAAGCTGATCCCAATGAGCTTGCTTGCGAGTTGGGCCCATCAGGTCCCAGTTATCTTTATCAGCTCCGCGAGGGCGAAAACCATAAACATCTTTATGAAGGTCTGACCAAAGATCATCTGAGTAAGTAAATTCCATTGTGTTTCTCCTTATCATATATACATCCTACACTATTACGAATCGTTTGTACATAAAAAAATGCGGAAAATCAAAACTTTGTTTTCAATGAAATCAACTAGTTAGCATTTTCTCAGAAAACCATTCTGGAACATCACGCTTAGACCATACCATTTTGAACCGATCTTGCTTTGTTTGATAGTATTCTTTATAGGATCTAACAGGATCATCTTTATGAATACACTGTGGTTCATGCTGCATGGCAAGAGCAAATGGAGTATAGAGATTTGACCATGTTGTGCCACTCGGCGGTTTTCGTAATGTTTTTCGAAGCAGAATATCAGTGGCATGCACTTTACCATAGCGATATTTGTACTCATCGCATAAAGCCACAAAGTGTTTGTAATGCCATTCATAGTTAGCATTTGTCTGCATAGTCCATACCGTACACGGGTGCCCGTGGTGTACAGCTTTATATAGGGTATTTTCTAGTGATGATTTAGGATGCACCCAATATTTGACCATGCGCTTGCCTGACTTAGATGGACGTAACTCCATATAACCATCGAGCATTCTGTGCGCTGTGGATAGCATCTGTGCTGATTCTACAATCATTTTGACTACATGCTTGTCACATTGTAGTACTGCGGCTTCTACGGGGTCTGTTGACAATATAAAAATATTCATAAAATTATTCTACACTATTTTTTTATTATTGTACATATTAAAATGTCTTGCGCAAGCTAAATTAGTTTGCTTATCAGACCAATTAAAAAACTTAGATACCTCAGATAGTATCTTCTTTTTGCTTGGTTCTTTCCCGTTCCACTTTGAAATCTTTTCCCATAGTATCTTGTCTATGTCTATCCAGTTCATTTCTTTCACGTTCTTCTTTGAGTTTCCTCTTGATATATTCATGATATCTCTCCTGCATAATGTCTCTTTCTTATAAATACAAATGAAAAGGAATGGGGGATAATATGGCTAAAGCTAAAATGATGGAAGCAGATTCCATCTACGCACATCTAGACACCGACGGTGATGGAATTATTACTGACGAAGAAATGGCTCGTGCAAAAGAAATTGCAGAGTGGGAACATAAAAAGAAAATGCAAGAGAACGAAGATGCTAAGGAAGACCAGATAAGGTCTATGGCGTGGTTTGCTTTATGGGGCATGCTTCTTTATCCTGTGCTTATTCTACTTACCAGTATATTAGGCGTCGACAGCGCTGCTAAAATAGTAGGCGATATTGCACCTACATACTTTGTAGCAATTGCCGGTCTTGTAGCTGCGTTCTTTGGAGCCCAAGCCTATTCAAAAGGAAAAGGCCCCAAAGAAGATAAGAAATAATTATTTTTTCTTTTTATCCATTTTAGCCTGAGCAGCATCAACATCGGCCTGAGAGATTACGCCTTCAGCTATAAGGCGTGCTCTGTTCACCATATGGGCTGCTTGGGTTTCTTCTTTACTGCCACCGAAGTATGGCACGCAATGGCCTTCTAATTCCATGATCTCTGTCACGCGTTTCATTTCACCGTGATAGTCTACTTCAAAATCTCCAAGAATACGTCCGAACTTGCCTTTCATATCTTCGCCATGCTTATCTTCCGTGGTGATAAGTTTTCCGCCGTGCTTCATGAGCTCCTTTAAACGCGCTTTAGCAGCTTCACCAAATAAGTCTTCAACTTTATCAGACGTACGAGACTCGGGCGTATCAATACCCATTACTCTCACGCGCTCATCTTTTAAGCAAATACCAAAACCTAGATCGATATCCACATCAACGGTATCACCATCAACTACTTTTATTACAGTTACGTCGTACTTATTTTGATTCATTTTCATAGTTTAACCTATCTTTATTATTATGATTAAACTGTATTTATCAAAAAGGGGGCTTCTGCAGAGCCCCCCTTCCTATCTGCATTTAACGTATGCAGCAACCGTCTGGGTTTCCTGGTACCAGATCGTATACCAACCTAAACACCGCTCGAGCGATTAACGTGAATAGGGTTTAGTTGAGTACGTTTGCGATATTGCAGGCTTTCCTCATTCGCCTTCCAGCAGTTGGATTCTCTCTTGGAGATTCTCTTGCTGAACTACTTGACGAGCTCTAAATGCAGCATAAGCTACTGCTAGATCTACATGCTGCTCGTCTATTCTATTCATTTCCTCATCGACACGGGCGATATATGCACCAAGAGTTTTGTTGTGGTTATCCACTTTCTTGATATATTCGCCCATACCGTACATAGACAAAAACCAAATTATTGCTACTTCCATTTAGTTTCTCCTTATTGGCGACCCCTGAAGGACTCGAACCCTCGACCTAGGGACTATATTGTTTACATTTTTCTAAAGAATCTATTATAACAATATTTTTATAATGTGTCAATAGACAATCTAATTTTTTCTTTTGTACTTTAATTGCTTGTGGGTTTTTAGGATCCAAAAACAAGTCGTAATCTTCTAAATAAAAATCAGGAAAATAATTATGCTTCACACCTTCTTCATCTACCCAAGGTATTGGATCAGGTCTAATCCATTTTATTTCTAATTCATCTAAACGTTTTGCTAGCTCTAATTCCCAAGATGAATCTAATAAAATTCCTTTATATTCTACAGTACCTTTCTTCAATCTTCTATGTGGCGATGCTAAAGCTTTTTCTCTAATAATCTGTTTAGTTTCTTCAGTGTGCCTTTTACCTGTAGCAGCTATCCTCATCTTTTCTTTAGTTTCGTCTAAACATGTTGCGCCATACGAATATTGATTTTTGAAATTCCTTTTAGCTGCTCTGGCCTTAGATAAATCCTTATTGTATTGTGATCTTTTAGGATTTAAGTCACACCATCTTGAATGATTAGCAATCTCTTTTTTCTCAAACTCTTTTTTACAATGTTTACAAATAGACATTTACGCCTCCTAATTAGAATGGTGCGCCTACCAGGATTCGAACCTGGAACAGGAGTTTAGAAGACTCTTATGATATCCATTTCACCATAGGCGCTTTATTCTATTTATAAAAAACATAAATTTAGGCACTTGCTCTAATCCGCTGAGCTACGTGTCCATTATATTATTCAGTTGGCTTTACGAGCTGCCAACAAACATTACCATCTCCATCTACAAGAGCTAGAGTTCCTTCACCAGGAGGTCGACAATTTGGATTAATCATCTCCCACTGATAACCTTCTTGTTGCTGCTGATGAGAAAGAGCAAAAAACTCTTGGTTATCATGAGCAAACAACGCTAAAATTATTACAATCATTTTCTACCTTACCTTTCAAACGGCACTACATATCGTTTACCGTCAATATAAAATCTTATAGTCGAGTGACTATATACACTCACATTAGAATTCTGATACACGACAACATCACTGCACTGTCTTTGAAGTTCGTATCCAGTTACCTTAGCACCTTTAGCCGATTCGTTGGCTACGATAGCACCACCAAGAGCACCAATCGCAGCACCACTGTCTTTACCAGATGCGGTACCTCCAATAAGACCACCTAAGATTGCGCCAAGTAATACATCACCTCCAGAGGCTTGACCGCCTTGCTGGTAAATAGGAACTTGTACATCTTGACACCGCCGTTCAGATACAGGAACAGATTGCGTTACAGTTTTTTTATGGTCAAAGACTTTAATATTAGTTACTTCAGCGGAAGCAGTAGTAGCAGCTAAAACCGCTGCAGCAGTAATTAAATATTTCATCTATTATATTCCTCGTTAAGAGATGTTACAAGTTCAATTGCCACATCTACGTCAGTTGAATTAAGAGCAGGTAAATCGCCTGCGTACATTTGAATAGTAAGACATTCGTGAACATCTTCTGCAGTAATATGTTGCTTATCATACAACGAAGCAAATATTTGCATAGCTATCTCAGATGGTCTCATCTACGATCTCCATTCCAGTAAATCCTTCTTGAGTCCAACCACGAGCATCAGCATGACTACCTATGATATTATCATAGTGGCTGTGAGGCCACAAGCCTTCTTTTTGAGCCCATTTCTTCATATCTATCTGAACCATACAAGACTGTTCACCTTGAAAAGGTAAGGCTTCAAGGCGATTGATTTCTTCTTCAGCAATATCAAAACCATTACGGGTTTTTTGAATCCAAGGTTTCATTACACTGACTCCTTATTTGCAAGAAATTGATCTGCCATATCGTCAAAGAACGAATTAAAGCTTTCACCTAATTTTTCTATCCAACCGTCAAGAGCTAAATCAGACTCAACATAGTTCCATATAACTGTTCCATCTTCAGTCTGGTTAACATAGTTATTACATGCTTTTTCAAAGGCGGTTACGAATTCAGAATCAAACATTATAAGATAGCTCCTACTGCAAAGAAAAGACCGGCAATTGTCATGCCATTAAGAAGTGTATTGAGGCTAAACATTAAGCCGCCTCACATACGTTGTTCATGATACGGCTTAAAAACTTTTTAGCACCATCATCATCAGCAAAACCTTCTTCAGATGCAAAATCCATATCTGAAGAAAGATAGCAATCAGAAGCAATGCCGTAACGCTCTACCAAATATACACCATCAGCAGTATCATCTGCGCGGCGTTGGATTTCACCTTCCGCAGTTTGAATACGAAAGCTAAGACCAGCGTTACAAGCAGTTACAAAGTTGATTCCAAAGTTTGACATTGTTTTTCTCCATTTGATATAACCATACTACACTATTCCAAATCATTTGTACACAGTTAATTTAGCTTTTTTCAAACTTTGTTTCGTTTGTTTTCAATAACTTATCCGTGCTCAAAACGGGCATATGAAAGTGGTACAATCTCTTTTTTATTTTTTTCCTTTTTAGTGTTGGAGTTATCGCTTTTAATCCATCCAGTCAAGCTTGCTGCTTCAATACCATCACAAGGATCGTCGCTATCTGCCATCTTTACCTCTTAAATCCGCTAATGCATATTTAACCCGGCTGGGATACTCTCCTAAAAAAGTGCCTGCTTCTAACATATCTTTACTTATAAGCTCTTTATGCATATGTTCTACTTTATCCCAATCTTTTAGCATTTTATTTGCCAGTCTGTCAAAATAGCTATCTGATAATATAGGACGATCTTGTTCATAATATGCATATGCAGCCATAAGGTACCATGGTACTGTCATATTAATGTTATCGTCAATTAGATCTCCACAATGTTTATCAAATATTTCATTCTTTTTACGTGCGGCCATAGTAAGCCTCCGTTAGTTGTTTCTCCTTCGCAAGCGCTTCAATTTCATGTGGTCTTTCATCATATGGCAAATCATAGTTCATCTCTTCTTTATGAAGATACTGTTTGACATGAACGAGTTCATGTAAAAGTGTTGCTACGATTTCATTTTGGGGAAGGGTTGTGTCAAAGCGAATCGTGAAGTCACGATCATCTTCATACATGCAGTCGCCATATACTCCTCTATTGCGCGTTGCAATAATATTTATATAAACGTGCTTATGACGCGGAAATAATTTTTTTCGACCAAACTCGAGTACGTCGCAAATTAGATCCTGAAATTTTACGGATTTTATATTTTGGAATTCAACTATCATCATAGGCATAATTCTATACTACCCAATAGTATTTGTACACTGTTATTTTGTCACAATTTCAACATTTTCGCCTACAGGAAATTTAAGTTTATCGTGGTTGTGATGAAGTATAAATTGCGTATCTTTAAATTCCTCAAAGATTTTTTGCCAGATAGGCCTCCAGTTATCATTGAGGCGTACATTATTTGTAGTACCACGGTCTGAGCCAAGATAAAAGTCGGTACAGCTTCTTAGGTTCATATCAAATAACGAATCGAACCCATATAGATGTATCTCTTTTGCCTGCAATTTATTTGCCGTATAGTGCGCTGCAAAATGCCCGCAATTGAGATTAGTGTAATTGCCTGCGTATTTTGGTAATACAGTATAAAACTCTTTTATGTGGTGCCCAAACCTCATGCGAAAATTATCTTTATTTTTGTCATACCAAATCTTAGGTCTAAAGCCAAGTACCCAATCACCAGGAACAACCACTGAACCTTCTGTAATAGCCATACACATTTTAAAGTCAACAATACAAGTCGTATATGCATTTTCTACCGTAAATGGAGGAAGATTACATGTAATCTTAAGTCCCTTAGCTGGTTTGTACATAGGAGCATTATCACCGTTACCAATAATGTGAGCAACTCTAGTCATCTAATTTCTCTCTAGTTATCATTTTCCTAATTTCTTCATTACCTTTAGCGCCTGTCCAATGCATAACTTTTATTTTATTTGGAGTGGTGCCATCTAAAACATCTAATCTTAATACGTTAAATGCTCTAGGTAGGTCTTTTATATATCTCATTCTATTAAGAGCTTGTCCAACTATACCGTGAAGTACTTCCTGATCTCCTACTATAGGCCTATATGATACTTCTGTTGCCCATTTGCCTAAAATTGATGGCGTACCTTGAAAAGCTATTACTCCGGAGTTATGCCAGGTTTCACCCCGCCTTTTAGACCACGGAACATCTTCTACCATGCATAGCTTTTCTGGTTCAGTAAAGTTAAATATATTTTCAATGTTTTCTTGAACGTGACAGTCAGTATCTAACCAACAAACCTTATTAGCTGCTAAAGCTGCTTTCATCATTGCTGATGGTTTTTTAAACCAACCCTTATCATCACTCTTTAAGTGCACACTTAATTCTGGGCATGGATTATTTTTCATACCAAAATCATATATCATTAACTCAGCATTTGGATTATGCATTTTAAAATTATTTACAAACCATGGCAATTGCCATTCAGTATTGTGATCACATCCTGTAATAAAAAGATTAGATAATTTTGTAGCTACCATCATAATTATGCTTTGCTAAGCATCCTTCTGTTTTTTGTATAGTTGTAAACGTATCCCTTGCTTCTACGGGCCAGGGATAATACTCTTCTAGCCATGGAAACACATCAAGATGCAAAAACACGTCTGTTGGTTTTGCTTTTCGCTTAGATTCATCAATAAGTCGCTGTGCACCCCATGGGCTCACACGGTAGGCGTGGGCACCCGGGAAATATCTTTTAGACACTAATTTATTTTTACCTAGCAAAGGTGGAGTATTAAACCTGCCATACGAAGGCTTTCCAAAATTTATGCACCCATTAAAGGGCATATTAGGAATATAATCAACCAGTATTGCGTCATGCTCAAATATAGTAACTTCTTCTTTTATTTCCGTGCAATGCTTCCATAACGACCAATGCGAGTGAAAAGCAGCCATGCAGTTATCTAAACGTGAATATTTCTCTTTAAATCCTTCTTGTTCGATACCGGCATCAAACAAAAGTCCAGAAAGAAGTTTATTAGGAGTTGTAGCTTCCCAGTTTTGTATCTCAAGTCCATGCTTTTTTCCGGATGTAATACACCTTTCAGCAGCCTCAACAGACTTTGGCGTTTGGGACATAGTAATAACATAATTTTTCATTGAGTCGTAGTGCTCTTTAAATTTTGAATAGTAGTATAGAATTTACGAGTGACATATAAGTCAGGGAATAATTGTCTGCACATTATGGCATCATTTGGCCAAAGGCCGAATTCCTCTACAAGCTTAAGCATTCTTATTGCCCCGCTTGGTTTAATTATATATGCGCTGTTTCCGGCTAACCCCTGAGGAACGTTTTCATTATCCACAGCAGGAGCCAACTGAAACATATTTTGGTTGTCAATTACTTTCTGATAAAACACTCTAGCCTTACGTGTACAGCCAAGTGGATTATTAATTCCAATAATATTTCCTTTACATTCACTTGGATTAATATTTAGTTTATAAGTAAAACATGCATCGTGTTCTAATACTAATATTGTTTCGTTGCTTGTGGCGGCTTCAAGCCACAGTGAATAGTGACTCAGCGCGGCTGCAACCCTAGCCTTAGGTCTTGCAGTTACGTACGCCCGCTTCGTTAGTCCGGACGCAAAATCAGTAACTTCTCCTGTCCATGGATAATTCCATTGTAACTTGAGTTTTGAAAGAAGTACATCAGTATTTTCAGGTACTATAGCATTAAATCGATTTATTTCAAAATCGTTCTTGACTCTAAAAGAACTTGTCACCAGGTTTTTATACCCGTGCTCAGATATATCGTGGTCTCTAATTACTATAGCATAGGCTTTCATGATACTCTTTCTAGTAAAGTATATCCTTCTGCGACTTCATTACGTTCAATGACTTTAAACGGATACTGATCACAAAACCTAACTAAAGCTTCATACAAAGAACTATTCAGACGACCATTAATAATACTAGTGTCGTGTGCCAAAATATATTTTTTAATATTAACTTGATGTGTCATAAGTTCTCTTGACATGTGTTGAGGATGATGATAGCTATCAATTAAAAGAAAATCCACAGGGCCACCAGAAGATTTTAGATGTGTAGAATCTTGTTCAATTTCTTTTAAAATGATTTTATGTTTCAAGCAAAACTCTTCTGCAATAGGCTGTAAGAATTTTCTATATCTTGACATATCGTTATCGACTAATACGATTTTCTTTGGTTTAGTAAGTAGGGCCGCAGAAGCCGTACCACCTTGGTGTGTACCTAGCTCCATATAAGAATCGCACTCTTTCATTCTTTCTTTAATAACCTCATGGTGATCACAATAATGTTCGCCATGTGCTTCTGTCTGCTGTCTTACAATTTCCTTATGAAACTGCTTTAGAGTTTTTACATGCCCTAGTTCAGAATTTATCATTTTATACCTCGTATTTTATAGCGTCAATGCACATATCTTCTAATGATTTATTTTGTTTAAAATATTTAGATTTTGTAGGAACAGTTGATATGGCAATATCACCGGCTCTGCGAGGCCCTTCAACTACTTCAAAATTAACTCTCGAAACATTGGCCATTGCATCTACAACTTCTTTTACTGAATGCCCTTCAGGAGAACCTAAACAATCGATTTCATTTGTAGGTTCGTTCTCAGTGATCCTTAAAAGAGAGTCGACTATATCTTTGACATGCGTATAGTTTCTGACACACGTACCGTCTCTTGTTTCAAAGTCAGTTCCATGGATATACAGCTTATCAAATTTACCATTAACTACAGCAGCTGCCCTACGTATTAGATGACTATATTCATCATCATACTTTTGCATTCCATCATTTCCACTAACATTATAAAATCTAACCAAGCTACACTTATTGTTGAACTGTTTGGCTATAAGCTCACCTGCATGTTTAGATCCTGCATAAGGATTACTAGCAGGTTCGAAAGCACTACCTGTAGAGCAATATACGAAATGATTACACGGCGCTGCATCTATCACGTTTTTAGTTCCAACTACATTTGTCAAGTAGTAATCGTATGGATCTTTTACTGAGTCAGGAACTTTAGTTTTTGCTGCAATGTGAATAACTTTATCTATACCCACTATTTTGTTTGTGATGGGTTTGCGGATATCCCACTCTAAAGTATTCGCAGAATATTTTGTTAAATCGTTCTGCGAAAGATTATAATCTGTTGCCACAATAGTATGTCCTGCTTCTGAAGCTGCTTTTACAAAGTGTGCTCCAATATACCCTGTTGCGCCTGTAACAAAAAGTCTCATTAGTTATCTCTCATGAATATAGTTCAAATTTCCATTTGCTTTGAGGGAGGTTTACAATTTCATAAAGACTTTGTTCATCCCATTTATGTCCGGTCATTTGTACGTGGACTAATTTAGTATTTTTATTTCGCTCATCGTTTATCTTATTAGCTAATGATAATGGGCCTCTTATGTAATGCACTTGAGAGTTCCATCCATTATTCATTTCTCTAAAGTCTATGTTACTGTTTGCACATACCATTAAATGAAAATAGTTTTGATCTACAGTGTAGAATCTTCCAAACCCTTTATTTCTCATGAAGTCAATATATTCTTGAAACGCCATCCACTTCTTTGCTTTTTCAATTCCTTCTTTTGTAAAGACCACCATTCCAGCGTTATATACTTTTAAGTTTTGATCTTCATCTCTTGGGAGACTGACCCCCCAATTTTGTTTTACTACAGAAGCCCACCTTTCATCGTTCTCTCTATTTATGTGCCCCCCAACAGTAACTGTTGCTCTTTGTCTACCTTGAAAAGGTTCTGTGCATGCACCTATATCGCCAATATCTTCTTCAAATATATTTTCATTCAAATTATATACAGGAAAAACATCTAAATCTACTGACAGTACTTTATCATACTTTAGAAATCTATCATCTATTATTGGATTTAACCATTCAAAGTACATAGGAACATCACATATTTTACTGGCAATGTTTGGATTTAAATCGAGTATATATTCAGCACCTATTCTTTCTGCATATGCTTTCATTAAGTTACTACTAATCTTTGCTTCTTCTGAAAGATCACCTGCCCATACTTGATATATTAAATTTTTCACTTTAAGAACTTATCTTTTCTATTAGTTGTAGATCTGTTACATCCTTTGATTCATTTCTCGTTTCCTTCATATTCTTTATCACATTTAAAGAAACATATTTGTATCCATTATAATATAAATGATTGCGAGGATTATTAACAATATCATCTAAAGTTATTTTATAGAATTTTTCTAAATACTGATTGTGAGTGTCTGTTAATACATTATCATAATCAATAATATCTAGATCTTTGCAATCTCTTAAACCATATAATGATAAAACACTTGATCCAGTAATAACTGTATTATCACTTGGCTTTGAGGCTTTTAAAAGTTTTACATAGTTTGGAAATGAAACGTTTTTTCTATTATTGAGAAAGTGGATACTATTATCGTTGAATACTGTTTTGGCTACTCTAATTGCTTCTTCATGCGTATCAGTAATATGAACACAATGGTTGCCAACATTAAACAATGCTCTAACCTTATTTTTCATGTCTTTTACGGTTTCAAGATCTTTTCCATCTATTACTAGAAATCTAACATTATTACGCCCCATAAAGCACTGATTGCCTTTTCTTCTTATTCCTTCTTCGTTTGCCCAACCATCAGTAAGATATATTTCTTTCATTAGATTAAGTTGACCTTCACTATTTAAGGTTGTATCTGAATGATAAAACAAATTAGAATGTTTGTTGATTACATTCATAACATCTTTCATACGATTAAAACAAATAGGAAATAGACAAACGATGTGCGAATTAGATTTAAGTTTAACGTACTCTAATGCTGTCCTTTGTAACATATGTTTCGGCATTCCACCATTTCTTCCAATAAAGAATTCGTAATTGCTTTCAATACGTGGATTTTCTTTGGGTGTTAAATCTCTAATATTGATAGGTCTTTGCAGATGTAGTGCTGCTGCTAACCTATGAGAACCATTTACTATATCTCCATCACTATTTACTGGAACTGGTTCATCGACTGTATTACCAATTATTGATTTAAATGCATCATCAAAATCTTCAAAACTAGTTTTTCTTGGGGTGCCTTCATAAAACCCATTCCAAACTCTAAGATGTTCTTTGTATAGATTTTTAAAGTATTTGCTAGATAAATTAGAGGCGTAAAGATACTTTACAATCACATCAAATCTTCTATGCGTTATTAAATTGTTTGGGTTTACTGTTTCCATAATCTTATCCTTTACAGTATATCTTGATCAACCAGTGCCTGATAATTTTCTATTTTCTCGCGTTTTGGCCCCTGGGGTGTAATCTTAGTTCTTACATGAATAAACCCTGCGGTTTGAGGGCTAGGAAGGAAACTGCACTGACACCATCTTCTGTGAAGATAAGGTTTTTTAGGAGTAAAGCCAGACTTAACGGCTAAAGTGTGAATAATGCCTTCATCTTCATAATTATAAAGTTTATTATATGGATGCATCCAAGCTTCATTGCCGCCTAATTCAGATCTAAGCTTAACTCTCATATCCTTTGAAAATTTGTAAATAGCTCCACCCCAATAAGGATATAAAAGACTAGCGTACATGGGATATGAAGCAGCCAGTCTATGGTGTAGCCTATGCTGCACATCTTCATATAGGCCAATACCAGATTCTTCAAATATATTAGTAGTCATATTCTTCGGGGCAAACATATCAATGTCAAGCATTAGCACATCATCATAGTCATCAAACTCTTCATGAAGCATATGAACTTTTTGACAAGGTGATGTAAGATGCTTTCGAAAAGGTTTACCTGTGATTAGTTTATAATCTGCATTTACTAGCTTAGCATATTCCTGAATATTAGCCATAGACAGTTTATCGAGCTCTCTTAACTCACCGTCAAAATGCTGTAGAATAATATTTACCATGGTTTTGAAGCTTCTACTACTGCAGAATAAAATAAATCAAACGTACCACCGGTATAAAGTATTTTTTCAGGCATTATTAATTACCTTTAATAGCTGCTCTATATTCTCTCCCTTACTTGGAAGCTTATCTTTTAAAAAGAAATGTACAAAATGACATTCTTTTATCTTATTCATTTCAATTCCAGTAAATAGACCATTCCACTTGAAAGGTAGATTCTTTACTTTCATCTTCTCTTCTTTGACCCATACATTAAGTAAGGTCTGATCTGTAGACCATTTCCACGCTCCCATACCATCAATAAATGCCTTAAATCTAGGGCGACGTAGAAATTGTTGAGGTGTTTCTCCATTAAGATATTTACTAATTGATTTGTTAAGTACCATAATGCCCATATTGTAAAAATCAGCACCGCTTGGGTGTTTCCAGTCAAATAAATTATTAAGAGTATTCATACCATACTGCATACGAGAATAATTAGCTATCTTGGCAGTATATGCAGGGATGGTTGGCATATCTCTTTCTAGAACACCAGCAAAGTCAACCTCTGTGCCTGCAGCATCAAATATTGACTCGGAACACTCAGGTCGTATATAAACATCTGCATCAATAATAGCAATTTGGTCATTTGACTTGAGGTAGGAGAAAGCGTTCTCTTTCTCATAGATAGGTAGAAACCCTCCATACTTCTCATAGGATTCTCTACTTCTATTAGTAACAAAGGGGTCTGGTTTAATCATAAGAATAGGCTGACGCTGGCAGATATATTCTGCTCCTATACGGTCTGCATATTGTTTTACGGAAGAAGTGCAAGTATCGTATAATTTATTACGTTTGCCGGTGTACACCTGATAAATCAGTTTTTTCATTTTCATAACTCTCTAAAATCTTTTTAGCTAGATCCATAGCTTCATCAAATCGTTTTCTAAATCGATTCTTTTTAGCACTATGATTCACAAAATAATATAAACTATCTATATCACCAGTATATGTGGGTAAATCATAGGTCTTTCTAAAACCTACTATTTCTTCATACTGGTATCGATTGGAAAGAAGTTCAGCCAACGATGTATTCATATAGATCACTCCAGCTAGTCATTAAAGGAAATTTATCATTTAACATGTTATGACCGTGTTCGATTAAAACACTTTCTAAACCAAGTATATCGCCGAGTTCAGCATTTTCGACTTTGTCTTCTATCCACAAAAGACCAGAAGCTCTGTAAGGTTCTAGAACCTCGTCTTTATCAGCTCCAGTATCACAGAAGATAAACTTTTCAAATGCTGTTTCACCGAATAGCTTTTTAGTATTTTGAATACGAAGAGCTTGAGCGTTATGATCAAGCGATAGAGAAGTAATCATATGAAAAACATAACCATGCTTACGATGTAGCAGGTCAACATAATGCATAGCATCACGTAAAGGAGGAAGAAATCCAATAGCAGCTGATTCATTAAAAAACTTAACTAGTCTTTTCTTTTCAGCATTAGCTAGTCCGTAACGATCACCCATATCATAATGGCCTGGACCGCTTGCAGTCATTTCATAGCCATGAGCTTGCATCCACGTATTAAATGCATATTCCCAATTCATCAGGACTCCGTCACAATCTGTGAGGATTACTTTATTCAAATTATCAATCATATATTTCTCCTTAATTATAGTATTATTCTACACTATAATTAAGCGAATGTACATCTTTTTGTTTGCAATAAAAACAATAACTTAGCTATTTAATTGCTGAGGCCCGTCATCAATGTAATCATCTTCGTATAAAACTTCACGCAATAGTACTTGCGAATCGTCCATCTGATCAGTTTCACGGATTCTATTATCTTTATTAAGCGAATGGTTTTTATTACGATCTTTCTTTTTATTGCGAGGATCGTATCTCCCAAATTTAGCCATTAGAAGCCTCCTTGGCCATATTCTCTACTGTTTTCAATTGCGGTGATTAAATCACTATAACCACCGATGTGTTTACCGTTCCACCAAATTTGAGGAACAGTCTTAATAGCAATATTATCTTTTATTGCTAATTCTTGTAATTCTGCATAGGTATCCTGACCAGAAAATCTATCATCAAGGCTTTTGTAAATATACGCTAATTCATATTGGATGCATACTTCTACAGCTCTGTCGCACCAATTGCAAAATTCTTTTCCATATATTACTATGCTCATTTAATATCCTAACATTTCTTTTGTCATTATATAGTCTCGTACAAAGTCACTTCTGACAATGTCTTCCCAGCCAAAGTTTACCATAGTAAAATTTTTGAGTTGTTCTACAATATTTAAAAAACTCATGATGCCATCACGCTCATCTTGAAATTTAAAGTCCGATTGTTTATAATCGCCACAAAATATAATCTTGCTATTTTTTCCAACTCTTGTTATGATAGAGTCTAATTCATGAAAGGTCAAGTTTTGCATTTCATCTACAAGCATAATACAATTATCAAACGTTGAGCCTCTAATAAACGACGTCGACATAAATTCTATTTGTTTACCTGTAACCATTTTGTTATATGATGCTACATCACCAAAGAATTCATTTGCGATTGCTTTGTACGGTAGTATATATGATTGTTCTTTTTCCTCTTTAGACCCCGGTAGAAATCCCATGTCCCTGGTCGGTACCATAGATCTTATAATAAACAATTTATCGTATTCTGTTTCTTTATCTAATACATCTTCTAGAGCCAGATACATTCCAATAAAAGTTTTACCGGTGCCGGCAGATCCAGATAATACTAAATTATCCCCTTCATCCCACGCCTGATATGCAATTTCTTGGTTCTTGGTTACAGGCTCAAATTGGAGAAGATCGTCCAAGCGAACCGTCATGGAATTATTTCCAGATTTATTGCGAGCTCTCATTATACGTTAATGGTATTACTTTTTGCAGACCCGGCTTTAACTCTCCTAAGAGTATCTTTCCAGCCGTCGTCCGTTTTACTCAACGTACTTCCTGACTGTGATACAATTCTTGGAGTAATAAGTTTTTGTTTATGTTTACCGTCTTTAAGAAATTCATCTCTTTCTGACAGGCTCATAACAGAAGTAGTTTCTTCTTCTGTTTCTACATTAATAAAGGTATATGTTGGCATGGTATATTTGGGGGGACACAGTCCCCCCGATCCTTTCTACGAAGCTGCTTGTAATCTTGATTCTAAAAATTGTTGTTTACGTTTGAGTTTTGATACGAGGTCTATATTACCCTTCTTTTTAACTTTATTAATATAATTTGTCAGTTCTGCCAAATCGTTACGAAGTCTATCAAATTGGATTTTACTCAAATCGTTCTCCTTATATTTTATTTACTCACAATCAAATCAGGAAATGCCGCCTCCACTGTTTTCTTGGTGACACCCTTAATGCTTGTCTTGTTAATCATTCCAAGCATTAACTCTGCATCTTTTGGATGCACGGTTTCTATAATATCTAAAAAGATTTTTTCTCGTTTAACTGCTGGTAATTGATCTCCTTGAAGACCTTTTACAAAGTACATAAACTTTTTATTGTGCTGGGTTAAACTGGTTGGATGTGTTTCTTCATCTGCAGGATCATAAGGAGGTTTTCCTTTTGGTAAATTCCATTGTACGACGTCATCATAGGTACCTCTTAAAATATCTCTAAGAGCCCAGTTGTTTTTATGCTGCCTGAGAATTTGTACCTTCTCATTTTGTTTTTTGGCTGCAGCAGTCTTTTCAATGATTTCATACACCATTAACGTAACTTGGTTTACCATATTAAATAAAATCCTTTACATCTTCTAATAATCTACGACAGCGTTTGTCGACAAGATATGGAAATACTTTTCCTTTATTGCCTGCTTTATTTTGGCCGTCATAACTATATATAATTTTTTCTCTTAGAGCTACCGGAGTTGACTCAAGATCTATAAGTTTTCTATTACGCTGTATATTACGTAACACTGTTTCTCCTTGCGATGAGGGGTCATGCATTAACGCTTCAATAATAGGTTTACGTAATGGAGTCTGCCGCCCGCCATTCACAAAAACATTATCATCGCTTAGAACATTAGGTACTCCATCAGCGGTATCGCCTTTTAGTACAAGTTCTAATAGCTGCTTTCGTGGATGATCTTCTTTAATAAACTTTTTAGTCATAGGAGAAAACTGAGAAACATTTTTGTATTTCTGAAGCTGTGCAAAATCTTTATCCGCAGAAATAATTATTACTGGTTCATGCTGGCCAAATTCTTGTGTTTGTTCTACAAGAACACCAATAACGTCGTCTGCTTCGCAGCCATCAATTTTAACAGTTTTGTAGGGAAAGTGTTCACCTAGTTCTTCCCATACTAAATTAATAATACGGAATGCTTCTTTCCAATCCATTTTAGACTCCTTGCGAGTCTTTTTACGAGCAGCCTTATATTGAGGAAATTCATTATAACGCCAGTTGTTACCAGCATCACCTGCCATAACGACCTCGCCAAACTTATCTCTAAACCTAGAACGGTACATACGAATAGAATTAAGAATCATATGTCTGATCATATCCTCTTGTATGTCAAGTCTTTGTGTCACGATATTGCTAACTGCGATTGCCGAATAGTCAATAATAATCATAATAATCTCCTAATTGTTAGGTTTATTCTAACACACTTTCATCATCATGTACACCTAAAATATGCTTTCTATGTATTTTTCCGCCAATAAAAGCATTATAATATTCTTCAGGCTTCAGCAGTACATCATACTCAAATTGAAATTTCATTTCATAATATGAGCATTGCCCTTTGGTTTTGCATAATTTTAAGATTTCTCTATAGTAATTATCTTCGCCCTTTTCTTCAACTAGCTGTTGCACTTCTTTGCTAGATCCAAAATAAGTACGCCAGTCAGAATCCACTCTTGTCCTGACTCGGCGTTTTCTTTTTGAGTTTTTTGGTAAGACCTTAGGCTTCCAGAAAAATTTCTTGCCAATGTATTTCATACCCGTATCTTTTTCGGTTATGCGATATACAAATCCTTGATATTCTTCTGGTGTCTCATCAAATTCATTTTTGTTATAATACCACATAATAAACAACTCTTTATAATTAGTAAAAAGCTATTTATTAATCGTCTTCAAGCGCCTCAAATTCCATAGGAGAACCACACATAGGGCAGTATTGAGGAGTTTCCTCACTATCGACTACCATTACTTGTGATTCAGTATCACACGCTACACACTCTGTCCAGTATTCTTCTTCCATTTATGCCTCGCACGATGCACAAGACATGATATCTCTTACGAGCTCTTGTGCTGGGTTTGCTGATCGTTGATAATAAAATGTTTTGACGCCTAATCTCCAACCTTCAATTAATAATGCATTCACATCTTTTGTAGATACCTCCGGATGAATCATGAGGTTAAGAGACTGTGCCTGATCTATATATTTCTGTCTTGAAGCCGCTTGTTGCACAATAGACAGTGGAGTTATTTCGCTGAACGTTTTAAACACGGATTTTTCTTCATCAGACAAAAAGTCTAAATGCTGCACTGAACCGCCACGAATAAGAATAGTCTCCCATGTTTCAAAATCATCTTTGCCCTTATCAGCTAATAGCTGCTTTAAGAATGGATTTTTATACGTAAACTTACCTTTGGCTAAATCCTTTGTAAAGTAGTTAGAGGCAAGAGGTTCAATTGATGGAGACACTTGACCGAGAATAAATGACGATGATGTAGTCGGAGCAACAGCAGAACGAGTAAGATTACGCTCTCCATATCCTAACATTCCGACTGGTTCACCATATTCTTCTGCCAGTTCTTTTGTAGCAGCAAGTGACTTATCATCAATAAATTTAGCCAGCTTAATTGTTTCCATCTGAGCCTGTAGACCCTCGAACGGAATCATTTTAGATTGTAGATATGAATGCCAACCAAGAATACCAAGACCAAGAGCTCTCCATGTCTTAGCAAAATTATGTGATGATTCCATAAATTGGATTCCAGACGTTTTGTCAATGTACTCTTCCATGACAGCATCTAAGAAATAAATCATAGTCTCTACTGCATCAGTGTGCTGCCATTCATCAAATGTTAGTGCATTCATCGATGCAAGATTGCACACAAATGATTCGTCTGATGATGATGGAAGGGCGATTTCAGAACACAGATTTGATGCCCAGATGCGTTTGCCAGTCTCGCGCAGAGCGCGTGGTGCATTGTTATTTACAGTATCACTAAAAAAGATATACGGGTAACCAGACTCGCGCCTCTTGCGCAAAACCCTGGCCCATACTTCTCTTTTTGCCGTATCACCTTCAATCATTTCTGACATAAATTTATCTGAGACACAGACACCCAGTGATAAATTATGGATAGAAGATCCTTCTTCACGGCATTCTAAGAATTCCATAACATCAGGTGATTCAATATCCAAGTACACCGCCATTGATCCGCGGCGTACGTTGCCCTGTGATATGATATCAACGGTTGTTTCAAACATATTGGCATAATGCACAGGGCCGTCGGCGGATCCACCTGATTTAATTTCAGTTCCACGTGGGCGTATGGATCCAAGATAAGCAGATGTACCAGC